CTACCGTAACAAGGTCTACCTCGATAGTTTAGGCAAAAGGACCGTTGGAGTGGGCCACCTCTGCGTGGAGGACTTCTGGGAGGACGGTAAGGAATACGGGGAGAAATTCCTCCTGACCATCCTCGAACATGACCTGAAAAGCGCCATAAAGAGCGCTGAGGAGCTTTGTAGCGACTGCCCGGACCTGGATGACCTGGCGAAGGAGACCATCGTGGAGATGATTTTTCAGCTGGGAAAAACCGGTGTTTCCAAGTTCCGCAACATGTGGAAGGCTTTAAAACAGACACCGCCCCGGTATGACGTGGCGGCGACCGAAATGCTGGACTCGCGTTGGGCGAAGCAGACGCCTGGCAGGGCGAAGGAGATGAGCGGTCACATGCGGAGCCTGGCCTAGATGTGGTTCAGAATAAAGGACTGGTTCCTTGACCTTTGCGAGACGTACGGGAGCAGGCTCAGCAACTGGGCGTGGCACAAGAGATGGAACAAGCGGAACCGGAAAAGGTACAAGCATGGATGAGCCGTTCGTGTTGCAATGGTACTGGCAGGAGGCTCTGATGCATCCCTATGAAAGGACGAAGGCTTGGTACCACGGGCCCAGGGAGAAATGGATGAATTTAATGGAGGATGACGATGATACTGATAGCGCTTAGCGCATTGCAGATTATTATTCTAATTTTCATCGCCGTGATGATATGGGGAATAGGCGAGAGGCTGGCGGAGAAGGATAAATGAGCAAGTGCAGATGCGGACGGTCACCGACGGGGCTGTGCGTTGGATGGCACGCCTTGAAAAAAGAGGACTATGAACAGAAGAAAAAGAAGTATGAGGAACTGTCGGAGGAAGAGAAGAAAACCGCCTTTCACGTAAGAGCGATAGACGGGATGGGGGAATGAAAGTAATTCACACCAGGACGTTTTCCTGCGCCGATGACCATCCGGTCGTCTATTACACTTTTGATGAGAACAATGAGGCGATATGCGAATACTGCTCCGCGAAATTCGTCTATGAACCGAAAAAGACGAGGACGGAGGAAGTCGTGAAGATTTTGGAGGAGAACAAGATCACCAACGTGGGAGAAAACACACCCTATGGCAGGGAGGAAGAGGCGATGGAAATCAGTCGAAGGCAGTCAAAGAAAAATAAAGAAGAGCGAACGCACTCAGAGGAGATGCAGAACAAGTTGGAGCCAATTCCCTGTCCGATGCACGAGGACTATGATGATTTGGAGACAAATGATGATCATGTTAATAAAATTTTAAAAGGTAGTGGGTGAAATACCTCGCCTATTGAATCCCAGAAATAAAAGATCTTGATCCCATCGACTTTTTAGGTGTATAACGGCAAGTTCACCCCAAAACAAAGGAGACTGAAATGATCGAACGGGATATGGAAAAAATGCTTTGCTACCTGGCAGACAGGGTAGAACGACTGGAGAAAGAACGCTGTAAATGCAACGACGGCAATGACGCGAAAACACTGAAGGACTTGTCGGAGAAGCCTCCGGCCCAATATCCCGAGAACGTCTATAACAAGAAATTCACGAGTAATTATGACGAGGACGAGGAGTGCCTCACCTGCTCGGCGTGATCATTTTCGCCGGACTTTCAATCCCAGCCTGATTCGCCGTCTATTTCTTCTTTTCTTTGAACCGACTTTTCGTCGGCCCTTGTGATTTTTTCTCTTGAGGTCTGCTCGGCTCATCTATTTTCAACTGTTTAAATATTTCATGCATGACATGTTCATACGTGTCATTGCGCGGTTTAAAATCATCCTGTATCAACTTATGAAGAATGACGTACAGAATCGTACGGGGATGGTCCATGTCCATTCCCACTGATCCCGTTCGTAACACGTCATCATCCCCCTTGTTGAGGTAGAGGAGTTCGTCGGTATATTCCTTTATTCTTCTGGAAACGTGCTCGCCCATCTCTCGCATGGCGTCCTTGAAATCTCTCTTTTGCATGTTCCTCGTCTATTTGTACAAGGCCGCGCCAGTAGTCGCGCTCCTTGAGGGTTAAATCATTCCAGTGATATTTCTTGAAATCAACGTCGTACCTGTACCGGTAGTTGCGCGCTTTTCTATCATATTTCGTTCTTTCTGGATATTCCGGATGATCATTAAACATCTATCCCCTTGACCGGCTCCTTCGTGCTGAAGTGCACGTTGAAGGCCATTGATCGCCGTTCCCCTTCACAACGGAAAGGATAGACTTGGTGGGCCAGCCAACTTGGAAACAAATAAAAGTCTCCGACTTCTGGCTTGACGGTATAACTATGCCTAGCAAAATGATTCGGGATTGATCCCAAAAATTCAAGGCACCCGGCCGTTGGATGGTGGTCCTCGTTCTTGTATTCCTTCTCAAATCCTAGTGGAACTTTCAGAAAAGCGACACCGGACAGGTTGGCGTCATGAATATGCACGGGATTAAAGTCTCCCGCGTACTGGCTTACCACCCACATGCGAAAGCTTACTTTTGCGTCCGTCGTCCATTCCGGCAGTACCTTTGTCAAGTACTGGTCGGACATCGTCACCAGGAATTCGGGAAGTCCTTTTATCTTGCTGGGATCAATGGCGATCTCTTTCTTGACGTTTCCCGCCAGGTTGTGGCTCCAGTCATGTTTCTTGCTTAATTTTTCGTCGTATAAAATTGTATCCGCCTCCGCATTAAGCAAGTTCACATATGCCTGTGGCATCTTGACCTTCAGAATGCTGGGACCGAAAGGTTGGTAGATGTCATAATTTATTTCTTGATCAACCATCAAACCGCTCCGGATTTTTCTTTAATTCTTCCTGTATCTGAGATACTTCTCCTTGATGTGAATCCCATAAGTCCTTTCCTTCTTTTACCAATGCCTGCCATTCAAAGGCTCCGAACACTTTTATTTCCCCGTCTATATAATAGACGCGGACGTATTCTTCATTATTTTCAGTAAATTTCGTTACCGCGCTAACTATCTTTACCATCTTTGGGAGGGCTCTGTGGCTTGAAATGTGTTTCACGGAGAGATTTAATTGTCTCTCGTAATCCATTTTGCTTGAGTATAATGTTTTTTAATTCCTCAATATGATCAGCGTGATCATGGTCCTTGCTCGTGATGTAAGTGGGATTATTTGTTAGCAGTATTTCCTTGGCTTCCAGTTCCGATAGCTCCCCCGCCAGCTTGTTTATTACGGCGACGTAGAGGGCTTGCCTGATGTTATTCTGACTTTGTTCTGTCATGATTTTGATCCTTGCCGTTTGTTTTTTGTTCGTGTTCCTTGTCTATGAGGTAACGAACGAACGCGCCCATCGACATGTACTTTTCGTCCGCCATGGGTTTGGCTAGTTTATAAGAATCAATCTTAATCGCGATTGACTTAAATTTTGTGATATCCGTCATTCTTTATTTCTCCTTTTCATTAAGGCTCATATATATGGGATTTAATGGAAATGTCAAGGATTAAATAGGAGAGGATAGTCCTCCATTAAAGAATTTACGACGTCCCTTACTTTTGCTTTATATCTGGGGTCTTTTGCATAAGAATCCAGCGTGTTAATGAGAGCAAGTACATCAACCTCTTCTACTAAAACCTGTTTTGTACGTAAATCACGGTACTCCTTGAAAAAACTGCTATTGTTCAGCAGTTCCACGTAATCAGCGACGCTCTCGCATTTGTTGCCGTAGACTTTTAATAAAGCATTTCCTCTAAGTGATTTTATATAAGGCTCTGTCCTGTCCGTCTGGATGATGCCATAAAAATTATTCGCCTCTCTCGCGAACCGTGACGTCCCCCAATCTGATTCAATTATAGCCTGGGCTACACTTAACACAACCACCGCTCTTTCGAAAGGCGGCAGGAATGTATTATATTTTATCGTGCATTCGGCGATGCCCTGCACGAACTGGTCGCGGTCGTCTTTCGCGTAATCAAAGTCGAATCCGCTTAGAATGGGATTGCATAATATCAACAGCGTGGCGCAAAGCTCTTTAAGCATCAATTCCTGTTTTATTTAATTCTTTCTTTTTCTCCAATTGAGTTTTAAATGCCTCCATTTCCATGCAATATGTCTCTATGTAGACAGTGTTTCCTCTTCGCATTTCATAATCAGCTATCATGTTTTCAGCAATAATGCGTCTTTCTTCGCATTCTTCCTTTTCCAAAAAACCGCCATAGCCTTTGTAAGATATAGCAGGCATGTTGGG